GCAAGTTCAGGTCTTGATGCTGACTTACTTGATGGTTTAGATAGTGCATCTTTTGCTAATGCCGCTTTTGCTAATACTGTAACTGCATTTGCAAGAGGTGGAACAAATGCAACATCATATACAACTGGTACATTCTTAACATCTAATGGTACTGCAATTGTTTCTGTTGCAAATACAGGCACCGCAGGAACTTATGCTAACGCAGCTTATGTGCCAGTAATTACTACTGATGCTTATGGTAGAGTTAGTGCAGTTACTAATACTGCCATTGCAATAGACACCTCACAATTAACTTCTGGTACAATCGCTGATGCTAGACTTGCAGGTGTGGGTACTGCTGGCACATATGCTAATGCATCTTATGTGCCTGTTATAACGACAGATTCAAAAGGTCGTGTTACCGCAGTTACTAATACTGCAATTTCCTTCCCTGTTACTTCAGTTGGTGGTTCAACTGGTGCAGTTTCAAACACGCAACTACTAAACTCAATTTTAACAGTTGATGGTGCTGGTTCAGGCCTTGATGCCGACTTACTTGATGGTTTAACTTCTGCATCATTCGCTAACGCTGCGTTTGCAAACACAAGATTCTCAAGTTCTGGTGGTTCAATTACAGGCGATGTTACTGTTACAGGTAATTTGACTATTGTTGGTCAAACAGTATACGCAAACACAACAACTGCGTTAATTGCTGATAACATCATTACACTTAATGCGGCTATTAATCAAGCATCAGCACCAACAGTTGATGCTGGTTTTGAAATTGACCGTGGTTCTTCTGCTAATGTATCTCTACTTTGGAATGAAACATCTGATAAATGGACATTCACAAATGATGGAACAACATATTTTAACATAGCTGATGCTGGAAGATTAGATTCGGTATTCTCACTAGCAAACGGAACTGCCGGTGTTGCAAATACAGACTATACAACAATATCAGCAACTGCTGGTGTCTACGGTAATGCATCTTTTCATCCTGTTGTAACACTTACTGCAAATGGTCGTGTGACTGCTATAACTAACACATTAGTTCAGATAGCCGCATCACAAGTTACATCTGGTGTATTACCATTTGCACAAGGTGGTGCAAATGCCATTTCTTATACAACAGGAACATTTTTAACAAGTAATGGTACCGCATTTGTATCCGTTGCAAATACTGGTACAGCAGGTACATATGGTAACACAACATATATTCCAGTTATTACTACTGATGCGTATGGTCGTGTATCTGCCGTAACAAATACTGCAATTTCATTTCCAGCAAGTACCGATACATTACAAACAGTTACGACAAGAGGTTCTACAACTGCTAATGCAATTAATATTACCAACACAGCCGCATCAACTTCAAATACAACTGGTGCATTAATTGTTGCTGGTGGTGTTGGTGTTGTAGGTAATGTATATTCAGCAAATGTGTTTACACAAGGTGATATTGTTGCTGGTCTTGCAGATGGTCCAGTTCTTGGTGGTGCAACAAATCCAATCTTTGCTGGTATTGGTAACACCAACAATTATATTCAGTCCTATACAATCAACTATTCGAATACTGTAAACGCATCTGCTGACATAGTTGCATATCCAAACAACGGTGCTGATGCTTCTGGTTGGATTGACATGGGTATTACAAGTAATGCTTTTGCTCAAGCCGCATATTCAGTTACAGGTCGCAACGAAGGCTATATCTTTATGTCTGCACCAAGTGGTTCAGGCACATCAGGTAACTTAGTATTTGCAACAGATACAACAGGTACATTTAACTCAATTGAATTTTATGCTAATGGTTTCAATCAATCTAAAGGTACCGCAGATTTAATAATCACCAAGCAAACAATATCAACAAGCAATACAACTGGTGCAGTTATTATAACCGGTGGTGTTGGTGTTAGAGGAAATGTGGTTGCAGATACCGTATACTCAGGTGGTTCACAAGTAGCATCAATTGGCGATGCCATGGCTATGGCAATTGCATTAGGATAAATAAAACATGGCACAACCAACAACAAGACAACAATTTAAAGACTACTGTTTGAGAAAACTTGGTCATCCAGTTATTCAAATTAATGTGGATGATGACCAAGTAGATGACCGTATCGATGATGCATTGGCATTTTGGGCAGACTATCATTATGATGGCACCGAAAAGATTTTTATGAAGCATCAAATCACTCAAACTGATATTGATAGAAGATGGATTTATTGCCCTGATGCAGTTACATTTGTAACTGGTATTATTCCATTTGACCAATCTGGTTCTTCAGTCAATATGTTTGACTTGAGATATCAATTGAGATTGCACGATTTGTATGACTTCACATCCGTGTCTTATGTGTCATATGAAATTACAATGCAACATATTCGCACATTGAACTTATTGTTCTCTGGTACACCACAGTTTAGATTTAACAGACACCAAAACAGATTGTTTTTAGATGTTGATTGGTCAAGAGATTTTCAAGTTGGTGATTATGTTGTTGTCGAGTGTTACAGAAAAATGCAACCAGATACAATCACAATAACTGGCACAGTAACAGGCAATACTTCTGCAAACACTTTAACTGGTACAGGCACAGTATTTGACCAAGAACTTTTAGAGAATGATATTATTCTATTGTCTTCAGGTGCAGAATATCAAGTGCAAAGAATTAAATCACCAACTGAATTAACAGTTAGTGCAAATAATCTTACTGCAAATGTAACTTCAGTATCAATAACAAAAACAGGCATCTCAGATATTTGGGGTGATAGATTCTTGAAAGCATATGCAACCGCAAAGATTAAATATCAATGGGGTTCAAATCTATCTAAGTTTGCTGGTATTCAAATGCCGGGTGGTGTTACACTTGACGGACCAAGAATTATGCAAGAAGCACTTGAAGAGATTAACAAGATGGAAGAAGAAATGTATCAGATGGGTAGTTTGCCTAGTGAAATATTTACAGGTTAAACATGTCTACCAATTTTTACTTCAATAATTTTCCTGCGGATCAAATCACCAGTGAACAACTGTTGGTTGAAGATTTAGTTATTGAGGCAATGCAAATTCATGGCATGGATGTTTATTACTTGCCAAGAACTTCTGGTGATTCAGAAGATATGTTGTATGGTGAAGACACATTAAAAAAATATACTACTGCATATAGTATTGAGATGTATCTTGAAAATGTCACCGGCATGGATGGTGAAGGTGACTTTATGTCCAAATTTGGTCTTGAAATTAGAGATGAACTTACACTATTAGTTTCTCGCCGTAGATTTAAATATGCTACAGGTGCATCAAATCTTTTTAGACCAAGAGGTGGTGATTTAATCTACATTCCATTAATTCAAAACTTCTTTGAAGTTACCGAAGTAGAACATGAAAATAATCAAGCAATGTTTTACACATTGGGTCGAGGTCGTGGAAACAATGTATATGTATTTGCCTTGCGTTGTAAACAATTTGTATTCTCACAAGAATTGGTACACACTGGTGTTGAAGAGATTGACGAACAAATTAGAGATGCATATCAAAGAGAACGAATTGTTATGGCATCTGGTGGAACAGGCACATATGTACAAGATGAAATTGTATATCAAGGTGCTAGTTTAGCCTCTGCAAATGCAAAAGCGACTGTACATACTTGGGACAGTACGGCAAGAAGATTAGATATTGTAAGAGTGATGGGTACATTTGCAAACAATACATTAGCAATTGGTGTAACATCTAATGCGAGATTTACTACTGCATCTATACCTGATGATACAGCATTTGATAATAATGCGTTTGAGGATGTAGTAGATAACACAAGAATTGAAACCGAAGCAGATGCAATCATCGACTTCTCGGAACACAACCCATTTGGTGAAGCCTAATGTTAGGTAATGAACACTTTTACAATCGTACTATTCGCAAAGTAGTTGTTGCATTTGGTACAATGTTCAATGATATCCATGTTGTTAGATACAACAAGGCCGGTACAACTGCATATGAAAAATTCAAAGTACCTCTAAATTATGGTGCGAAAGAAAAGTATTTGGTTAGATTACAAGCTGACCCAACTTTAACCAAATCTATTGCAACTACTGTTCCTAGAATGTCATTTGAAATGTCTGGAATGAGTTATGATGTTTCAAGAAAATTGCCATCCACAGTAAGAAACTTTGCAGCTGAAACTGCAACAACTGTTAAGACACAGTTTGTTCCTGTGCCATATGATTTTTCATTTTCATTATCCATCTATGTAAGAAATACAGAAGATGGTACACAAATATTGGAACAAATTTTACCATTTTTTACACCAGACTTTAATGTAACAATTAATTTTATTCCAGCTATGGGTAAAAAATACGACATGCC